TAGTGGCGGCACAGGTGGTACAACTACATTTGGTACAAGTACATTGACTTGTAATGGTGGTACTGGTGGAACTAATAATGGCGGTGGTGGAACTGGAGGTTCTGCAACTATTACTGTTGGTTCAGGTTTATCTATTGCGGGTGGTAATGGTGGTGGTGCGCCTGCTGGTGCGGCTAATAATTATGCTGGCGGTATGGGTGGCTCATCTGCCCTTGGTGGAAATGGTAGTAATGGCGGTGGTGACAATGCAGGAAAACCAAATGCTCAACCCCAAGCTGGAAGGGCAAATACTGGTGGAGGTGGTGGCGGTGCGGCTTTTTCCTCAAGTTTTGCCGCTGGTGGTGGTGGTGCTGGCGGGTATATTGATGCCATCATTACTTCACCATCTGCAACTTATTCGTATGCTGTAGGTGCTGGCGCTTCTGGTGGTACTGGCGCTGGAGGTTCAAATTTTGCCAATGGTGCGGCTGGTGGCTCTGGCGTAATTTATATTACCGCATATTTCTAAGGGTAGAACATGGAAAGATATGCAATTATTAAAAATGGAATTGTTGTAAATACGATTGAGTATGAAGAACAACCTACAAATCCTCCTGCTGGATTTGAAGATGGATATATTGCCATTCAAACAGATCAAGCAAGCATTGGGTGGGTATATACAAATGGAACATTTACAAATCCTAATCCAGTTGTGGTAACTGAAACTACATCAACACAATCGTTAACTGACATGATTCTTAACGATACAGCAGAATTAGCAAAACTCAAACAAGCATTAGGGATAGCATGACCCCAGAACTACAAAAGTATTACGAATCCCGATTTGAAATGATGGGGATGGAAGGCTGGAAGGAATTGTGCATAGATATTGACAATATGATAGAGTCGCTCAATAATCTAAGCGTTATTCCTGATGAAAAGACCTTGATGTTCAAAAAAGGTGAACTTTCCATCTTGACTTGGCTGAAAACCTTGAAAGAGGTCAGTGAACGAGCCTACGAGGAATTGAATGAAAAGAATTTATGAATTTGTCTGCGAAAGTGGACACAGAATTGAGAGGTACTGCGATTATGAGGCGCAGGAAACTCAATGTGAGTGCGGTGGTACAGCCAGTCGCACAATCTCTGCTCCAAGCATTAACTTGGAAGGTTGGTCGGGTCATTTTCCATCTTCATGGATGAAATTTGACAAGAAACATCGTGATAAGTTGGTGCAAGAGCGTAAAACCGCAACATAAGCATTTATGCCGTTGTGTATCCTAGAACCCAAAAGTGGCAGGAAAAAGGAAAAATATGTTGATAGATAACCCAGATGAGATGTTAGGTGAGTTAGAGACTGTTGAAAAGCAGAAACTTGAAACCAGTATTGAGCCGATGAGTAATGACATTCCCGACAAATATCGGGGCAAAGAGTTGTCAGACATCATCAAAATGCACCAAGAAGCTGAGAAGCTGATTGGAAAGCAAGCCCAAGAAGTTGGTGAAGTACGCAAATTAGCAGACGAACTCATTAAGCAAAACCTTGCTGGTAAACCTCAACCTATTAAAGAGGAAGAACCTGAAGTAGATTTTTTCGAGAATCCACAGGCGGCGGTTCGTAAAACTGTTGATAACCATCCTGATGTACTTGCGGCTAGACAAGCTGGTCAAGAGTTCAAAAAGATGCAAATTCAGCAAAAGTTAGCGGCAGAACACCCTGATTTTGGTCAGATTGTTCAAGATGCAGACTTTGCAAATTGGGTGAAATCTTCACCTATTCGCATTGGTTTGTACGCTAAAGCTGATGGTGAGTTTGACTATGACAGTGCTAATGAATTGCTGAGTACCTATAAGCAGTTGAAGGGCGTTAAGGCTAAACAGACTAATGAAGCAGGGGAAACTCAGCGCAAGTCAAACCTTAAAGCGGCAACAGTTGATGTAGGTGGCAGTGGGGAGTCTGGAAAGAGAGTCTATCGCAGGGCAGACCTTATTCGGCTGAAGATGACTGACCCAAACCGCTACGATGCCTTGAGTGAAGAAATCATGCAAGCGTATCAAGAGGGTAGGGTTAAATAACTTAACTTTTGATTTTATTGGAGTACACAAATGGCAACATCATTTTCCCCCACAAACTCAGTCACAGTAACAACTGCTGACAAATTCATTCCTGACATTTGGTCAGATGAAATCGTAGCGTCTTACAAGAAAAACTTGGTTCTTGCTAACCTCGTTATGAAGATGAACTTCAAGGGCAAGAAAGGTGACACTGTTCACATTCCTGCACCTACCCGTGGTTCTGCTTCTGCTAAAGCCGCTGAGTCAGCAGTCACTTTGATTGCCGCTACTGAGTCTGAAGTCACTGTATCTATCAACAAGCACTATGAATATAGCCGCTTGATTGAGGATATTGTTGAAGCACAGGCTTTGAACTCTATGCGTCAGTTCTATACTTCTGATGCTGGTTACGCCCTTTCTCGTCAAGTTGATACTGACTTGATACAGTTGGGTCGTACAGCTAATGGTGGTTCTACTGGTGCTCAGTACGGCTCTGCTTTCATCGGTGGTGACGGCACAACTACCTTTGACTACACCGCAAACACCAACACTGGTAATGCGTCTGCTCTGACTGATGCTGCTATTCGCCGCACCATTCAGCGTTTGGATGACAACGATACTCCTATGGACAATCGTTTCTTCCTGATTCCTCCCTCAAGCCGCAACACTTTGATGGGTCTGGCTCGTTACACCGAACAAGCATTTGTCGGTAATGGCGATGCTATCAAAAATGGTGAAATCGGTAACCTGTATGGTATCCCTGTGTTCACTTCCAGCAACGCTGATTCAGCATCTGCTACAGCCGCTTTCCCAACTAGCGGTTCTGCTATTGCTCGTGTCTGCTTGATGGGTCACAAGGACTCTATGGTTCTGGTTGAGCAAATTGGCATTCGTTCACAAATTCAGTACAAACAAGAGTATTTGGCTACTCTGTTTACATCTGACACTTTGTACGGCGTTGCCGCTTTGCGTAATGCCGCTACTGTGGGTGCGGCTAAGTCCTCATCCATGTTTGCTTTGGTTGTTCCTAGCTAATAGCAATTTCCCCCTGCCTTAGTGGTGGGGGGGATTTTTTAACTTATTTAGGAGAAATTAAATGGCAGCAGCAACAGCAGTCGTTTCCCGTAGGGGCAATGACCAATTTCGTGGATTGTTTACAGATACTTGGGATGTTTCATGTACTTTAGATACGGCATCAATTGCCACTACAGCTACAACTACAGACACAGTAACTGTTGCAGGAGTAGCTTTGGGTGATATGGTTATCGGTATGTCTATTGGCGTTAGTGAGGCAGGATTGATGCGTAGAGCATATGTTTCAGCCGCTAACACAGTGACTATTGTTTCTATTAACCCAACAGGAAGTTCTATTAACTTAGACTCAACTACATTGCAACTCATCATTGGTCGCCCTGTAAATTAAGGGTAGAGGGGGGGGCTAGTCCCCCCTTTCTAATTTGGAGGTTTTATGGCTACTTTTCGTTGTCTTCAGTCTGGTAATTGTGTGACTTTTACCCTTCAGCATGATATTGACTCTATGGAGGGTCATCAAGGTTATGTTAGGGTAGATGAAGAAGGAGTAACCATAGAGTCTGTAGAATCAGAATTTAGAACAGATACCGCATTTGCGCCTGTCATTCCAACAATTAAGCGTATGGGAAGACCCCGAAAGGTTGCAAATGTCTGAAATTGACGCAAGAGATTTTGGTAGATTAGAGGCTCAAGTAGAGACTCTACATGGTCAAGTAACTCAATTGAGTAACGATGTAAAAGCCTTACTTGAACTTGCCAACAAATCTAAGGGTGGGTTTTGGATGGGAATGGTCATTGCATCTACCCTATCAGGAGTTGTTAGTTTCTTTGCTTCAAGGTGGTTAAAGTGAAAGAAGGACTTCTTTCAGGTAAGGTTTGCCCACTTCCTACTCAGGACATAGTGTTAAACCTGAAGAACAGAAACAATGCTTTCAAGAACTTTGGGTATGGTGCGCCTAACCCAGATGAACCTAATGAAGCGTTTTGGCTAAAGAAAGCCAAGATGTATAACGCACCTACCGATGTGGTTAAAACCATGCTTTGCGGTAACTGTGCGGCATTTATTCAGACTCCCAAGATGATGGAGTGCATCAAAGGCGGCTTGGAAAAAGGCAAGGATTCAGAGAATGAACTTGACTATGACCAGCAGTTTATTGATGCCGCTGATCTAGGTTTCTGTGAGTTGTTCCACTTCACTTGTGCGGCGGCTCGCACTTGTGATGCTTGGAAATCTGGTGGTTCAATTAAAAAGGATTGATATGAAAGCTAAACCCAAAACTCCCGCTAAAACCCCCAAAAAGGGTATTCCAGTATCTATTATGGTAGCTATTGGCAAACCAAAAATGCCAATGCCTATGAAGGGTAGTAGGACTGCTACCAACATGATGAAAAAATCTTCAAGAGGCAAATAATGGCATCTTTAACCACTCCAATCACACTCCTGAACGCAGTTGGCGCTACAGGTGAATCTAAAGCTGTTCAAGTTGATACAGGTCAACCAGCATTCTTGCAAGTTTCGGGTATTACATCAGCTACTGTTGCATTGCAAGGTAGTCTTGATGGTACTAACTGGGCAACCATTGGCACTGCTTTGACTGCTAACGGCATCGTTACTGTTCAAAATGCTCCTAAGTATTTGCGAGCAAACTGCACAGTTTTTGTAACAGGCACGATTACAGCCAAAATCATGTACTAAGGAGAAACCCCATGAAGATGACTAAACCACAGAAGAAAATTAAGAAAGTCATGGGTGAATTCAAGGAAGGTACTTTGCATTCAGGCAAGGGCGGCAAAGTTGTCAAGAATCCTAAACAGGCAGTTGCCATTGCTTTGAGTGAAGCAGGAATGAGCAAGCCTAAAAGGAAGATGAAATGAAAACTGGACTCTATGCCAACATTAATGCCAAGAAACAACGGATAGCCGAGGGTTCTGGCGAGAAGATGCGTAAGGTAGGTAGTAAGGGTGCGCCTACTGCTGAAGCGTTTAAACAGGCGGCAAAGACTGCAAAGAAGCCTAAAAAGGTGAAGTGATGAAATCTCCAACTTGGCAAACAAAAGCTGGTCAAAATCCAAAAGGCGGCTTGAATGCCAAGGGTAGATCGTCTTATAATGCGGAAACTGGTGGCAATTTGAAACCTCCAGTAAAGTCGGGGGATAATCCTCGCAGAGCAAGTTTCTTGGCTCGCATGGGCAACATGGCTGGTGCAGAGTACAAGAATGGTGAACCAACAAGACTGCTTCTTTCGTTGAAGGCTTGGGGTGCAAACTCCAAGGAAGACGCAAAGACAAAAGCTAAAGCTATATCCGCAAGGAACAAAGCAAAGGCTGGAAGCAGATGACCTATTTAGAACTTGTAAATGATGTATTAGTTAGGTTGCGTGAGACAGCAGTTTCTACTGTTGTTGAAACCTCTTATTCTTCCTTAATTGGCAAGTTTGTTAATGATGCCAAACGTCAAATTGAAGATGCTTATGCTTGGAATGTTCTGGGTACTACTATCACCCTATCTACTGTTTCAGGCACATACCAGTATGCTTTAACTGGTGCTGGTCAGAAGTTCCAAGTTATTGATGTGATTAATGTCACAAGCAATGTTGGCATGAAGAATATTGATTTTGCTTCAATGAACCGCAAGCAGAATTTTTCTACTCCTGTTAGCGGTATTCCATACGAATACGCTTTTGATGGTGTAGATACTAACTACGACACTAAGGTAACTATTTATCCACGCCCTGATGGTGTGTATAGCATCCCATTCAGCTTAACAGTGCCACAAGCTACATTGTCTTCAGATTCAACTATTGTTGCTGTACCTGATGTTTTAGTTGTTCAGAATGCCTATGCTCGTGCTTTAGTTGAGCGTGGTGAAGATGGTGGTTTATCTTCTTCTGAAGCGTACCAGTTGTATAAAGCCATGTTGTCTGATTACATTGCTTTGGAAGGCACTCGTTACCCTGAGAATCAGGAGTTTGTGGCAGTATGAGCCAACAAATACAAACCTTTAGCGTTTCAGCGCCAGCACTTTATGGTCTGAATACGCAAGATTCACCTCTTGATCTTGCGGCTGGATATGCTTTGGTTGCAACAAACTGCATTATTGACCAGTATGGTCGCATGGGTTCACGCAAAGGTTGGTCAAGAGTCAATGCGTCTAGTGGTAATTTAGGCGCTAATGACGTTAAAGTCATACATGAGTTAGTGCAAACTGATGGAACTTTGACTGTCCTATTTGCTGGAAACAACAAGATTTTCAAGTTAAGTTCTACTAATACAGTTACTGAACTTACCTATGGTGGGGGGGGTACTGCTCCAACCATTACAGCAAGTAATTGGCAATGTGCATCCTTAAATGGAATCACTTACTTCTTTCAGACTGCTCACAATGCTTTGATATATGACCCTGCTGTTAGCACTACGACATATCGCAGAGTTAGCGAGAAAACAGGTTATGCGGCTACTGTGCCTGACGCTAATATTGTTATATCAGCGTTTGGTAGATTGTGGGCGGCAGACACTGTTACAAACAATTCTACTGTTTACTTTAGCGATTTGATTGCGGGTCATGTATGGTCTACAGGAACTGCTGGTAGTTTGAACGTAAACAATGTTTGGCCTAATGGTGCTGACCAAATAACTGGTTTAGCGGCTCACAATGGATTCTTGTTTATCTTTGGTAAACGTCAGATTCTTGTTTATGCTGGCGCTACTGCACCATCTACTATGACACTAAGTGACACTGTTGAGGGTATTGGTTGCATTGCTAGAGACAGCATTCAGACAACCAGCACTGATGTTTTGTTCTTGTCTAACTCTGGTGTCAGATCATTGATGAGAACAATTCAAGAAAAGTCTGCTCCTGAGAGAGATTTGTCTAAGAATATTCGTAATGACTTAATGTCTATTGTTGCTGGTGAGACATCGGCAAACATCAAGTCTGTCTATTCTGAGCGTGAAGCGTTTTACTTGTTGACTACGCCATCTACAAGCAGTGTATTTTGCTTTGATACCAAGGCTTATTTGCCTAATGGTGCGGCAAGGGCAACAACTTGGGACTCTATAACTCCAACGGCTTTTTTATCTCGCCGTGATGGTACTTTATACATTGGTAAGAATGGTTATATTGGTTTGTACGATACTTACCAAGACTACCAATCTTCATATCGTATGTTGTACTACACAAACCATGCTGATCTTGGCAATCAGAATGTAACTTCTATTCTTAAGAAGTTATCTATTGTCGTTATTGGTGGTACAAATCAGACTGTTACCTTTAAGTGGGGCTTTGACTTCAAGACAAACTATTTGTCTGACAACGATACCATTCCATCACAAGGTGAATCTTATTATGGAATTGGTCAATACAACAATCCTAATGGTCAAGTGGTGACAATTACTAATGCAAGTCCTGCTGTAATTACATCAGTTGATGGATCTGCTTTTGTGAACGATAACAATGTAACTTTGACAACAACTGGAACATTGCCATCAGGATTAAGCACAGCAACAACTTATTACATTGTGAACACATCTGGTACTACTTGTAATTTGTCTTCTACTTTAGGTGGTAGTGCAATCAATACAAGCAGTGCTGGTTCAGGAACTCATACACTTCAACATACTTCTTCTGCTACAACAACTGAATACTCTGACGGAGTTGCTTTACAGACTTTGGTTGTTTCGGCATCAGGAAGTGGCAAGGTTGTTCAAACTGGATATGAAACAAACATAAATGGTACAGCGTTGTCTATTCAAAAGATTGAAATTCAAGCCAAAAACGGCAAAGTAAGTTAAAGGGGTAACTATGTCAGACTACACAAAATCAACCAACTTTGCTACCAAAGACAACCTGTCTTCTGGCAATCCTTTAAAGATTGTCAAAGGAACTGAGATTGACACTGAATTTAACAATATTCAAACAGCTATTGCAACAAAGGCTGATCTTGCAAGCCCCACTTTTACTGGTACGCCATCATTGCCAACTGGTACAACTGCTGTAACGCAATCCTTTGGTACAAGTTCAACTTTGTTAGCAACAACAGAGTTTGTGCAAGCGGCACTAAAACTTTTATACCCTGTTGGAACAATTTACACCAATTCAAGCGTAAGCACTAATCCAGCAACATTGTTTGGATTTGGGACATGGACTGCATTTGCCGCTGGTCGTGTCATGGTTGGATTCAACTCTGGCAATGCGTTATTTGATACTGCCGAAGAAACTGGCGGTAGCGCAGACTCTATTGTTGTAAGTCACACACATACTGCAACTGTTACAGACCCAACGCACGTTCATGCAAGCCCAAATGGAACATCCTTTTTAACTGCGGGTGGAGGTACTGGCGGCACTATTGGAGGTAGTGGTGTTAGTGCATCGGGTGTTAATACAGCGGCGGCTTCAACAGGTATTTCAGTTTCTAATAGTACAACAGGTTCTTCAGGGACAAATACAAACTACCAGCCATACATTACTGTCTATATGTGGAAAAGGGTTTCATGAAAAATGTTTCATGTCATTTCTGTAATGTAGTATTCCAATCTATTAGATCGGATGCTATGCGCTGTGACTCTTGCAGACAAAAATATTTGCAAGAATATCGCAGAAAAGAAGAAACAAAATTAAGACGTAGACAAAGTAATAGAGGCATACGAGAAAGATTGTTTGCTGGATATGGTGGAAAATGTGTATGCTGTGGAGAAAATAAATTTGAATTTTTGGCTCTAGACCATGTAAATGGTGGTGGAAGGGAAGAAAGAAAAACAAGATCAACTCAACAAATAGCTCTAACGGCTATAAGAGATGGATTTCCTGATACATATAGAGTTTTGTGCCATAACTGTAATCAAGCAATTGGTTGGTATGGAAGTTGTCCACATGAGAAAGAGCGCACAGCATGATGATTCAAGACCCACAATTTCGAATTACTCATCATTTCAGTGATGGGTTGTATGCCAAAGAGTCATTCTTTACGGCGGGAATGGCAATCATGAAGCATACGCACAACTTCAGTCATCTGTCTATTTTGGCTCATGGCAAAGTTGCTGTATTGCGTGGTACTGAGATTGATATTGTTTCTGCTCCTGCTTGCATTGAGATTGAGGCTGGTGTTACGCATGGCGTAAAAGCCATAACTGATTGTGTTTGGTTTTGTATTCATGCCACAGACGAGAAAGACCCGTCTAAGGTGGATGAGATTTTGATTAAAGGGGATTGATATGCCATTCAGTGCAGTATTAGGATATTTAGGGGCGCAAGAACAAGCATCTGCTACAGAGGCGGCGGCTAACACTTCTGCGGCGGCTCAACGTGATGCGGCAAGAATGGCGGCTGAAGCGGCTAGATTTCGCCCTGTTGGGATTACTACCCGTTATGGTAGTTCTAACTTTCAGATGTCTCCTGAAGGCTACTTAACTGGCGCTGGCTATAACGTCAGTCCTGAATTAAAAGCCTATCAAGATCGTTTGATGGGTTTAACTGGTGGCGCTTTAACTCAAGCAGAACAGGCTCAACAACAGTATGCCCCTTTGTCTACAGCGGCTACAGGATTGTTTGGATTGGGTCAGCAGTATCTTGCACAAAGTCCTGAACAGGTTGCGGCTAAATACATTCAACAGCAACAGGACTTGCTTGCTCCTAGTCGTGAGCGTCAGATGGCTCAGTTGCAGAACCAGTTGTTCCAACAAGGTCGTAGTGGCTTGTCTGTAGGTGCTACAAGTGCTAGACCAAGTGGTGCGGCTGGATTGGGTGCTACAACACCTGAGATGGAAGCCTACTACAACGCTATTGCTCAACAGGATGCTCAGTTGGCGGCTCAAGCACAGCAAGCTGGTCAACAGAATGTTGCGTTTGGCGCTGGACTGTTTGGTACTGGTGCAGGGATGTTGGGTCAATACCAAGCTGGTCAGGTTGGCGCATTAAGCCCATTCTCAGCCTATTTGGGTGCTGGTCAGACCATTGAGTCACTTGGACAACAGCCTTTGGATATTGGCGCTCAGTTGGGCGGTAGAGCCGCTACTGCTGGTGCTAATGTTGGTCAATCATTGTTGCAAGGTGGATTGGCGGCGGCTAGAACACAACAGTCTGGTGCTGGATTTAGTCCTACCGCTGGTTTGTTATATGGATTAGCTAACAGTCCAAGACTGCAAACTGGATTTGAAAACTTGTTCAGTGGATTTGGTCAACCTAGTGGCATGACAGGAGCGCAGAATGATCTTTTAGCGGCTCAAGGTGGATACTATAGACAACAACCATCTGCATCTGCATTTTCATATGATGGACAACAAATTTAAGGAGTAATCATGGCAACCTCAGACATTCTCGGTTTATTTACTACTCCTGAACAGTACCAACTTGCTCAACAGCAAGCACAACAGGCGCAAGCTATTCAGTATGCAAATCTTGACCCAATGGCTCGTGCTAACTATGGGACTTTCCTTGCTGGTCAAAAGCTAGGTGGTGCTATTGGCGGTGCTTTGGGTGGTGAAGACCCACAGTTAAAGTTGATCTCTCAGCGTCAACAAATCATTGGGATGATTGACCCATCTAACCCTGATTCATTTGCGCCAGCTATTGAGGCATCCTTGCGTGGTGGTGACACACAAGCCGCTTATTTGTTGCGTAATGAGATGATGAAGGCAAAGGAGCAAGCGCAACAACAAGAGATTCGTGGCTTTGAGCGTGAGAAGTTTTTGCTTGATCGTGGTATGACTATGCAGACGCAAGGTCTAACCAACATGGCTAATGAGTTGGTTGGTCAACTTAAGAACCCTGATGGCACTATTAATGAGGAAGTCAAGGCTAAGTTGCTTTCATTCCCTCAAGGTCGTACAGCCATATCTGAGCAAGCTAAAGTTCTTCCTGCTTTGCGTCAAATAGGTGCGGCTGGCGCTGTTGAAGATGACCCATTCAAGATATTTACTCAAGACGCAACTATTCCTAAAAATGTTCAAACTCTTGCAACTCAATATTCAAGCAGTTTATCCAAGGGAAGGATTGACCCTGAGAAGGTTGATGTTAAGGTCAGGGAGTTGGTTGATATGACTCAAAGAATTCAGCAGTTTGAGCAGAACCAGCAACAGATTAAATCTCAACAAGAGATACTTAATGGGTTTAGACAACAGGGTCTTGAAAACTCTCAGCAAAGTTTAGCCCTCAGAGAATCTTTAGCTAACTTGCAAATGCAAAATATGAGGATTCAAACTCAATTAAGAGTTGATGAGTCTAATCGTAAAAAAGAAGATGCCAAAAATAAACCACTTGCCCCATCATTGCAAAAAGATGAAGGTAAAGAC